CGGGCCACAGCCACCACGGCGTATACTTTAGCTACGGGGATGGTGGAGATGGAGGGGGCGCGGCGTCTGGAAACGACAGCGCGTCGAACTCTGGGAACAGCCAGAACCTTGGCACAACCACCGACACAACAGGCATCTCTATAGCCAGTGCTGCCGACCATACTCACACGGTTTCTGGCACAACAGGCGCAAATGGCTCTGGCACTTCAATCGACAATCGCCCCTCTTTTTACGCTTTGGCGTTTATACAAAAGGCTTAAAATGGGATTAATTCCACTTGATATTCCAGCCGGGTTTTACCGCACGGGGACCGACTTAGAAGGCATGGGCCGCTGGCGGGATGGCAGCTTAGTGCGTTGGCGGGATGGGTCGCTGCGGCCCATTGGCGGCTGGAGAAAGCGCGCTGATACTGACTTTACTGAAAAACCGCGCGGCGCTCACGCCTGGGTAGACAACTCTGGCGATCAGCGCCTAGCGTTTGGCTCTGCCAATAAATTGTTGGCTGTTAATTCTGCCGGGACAAAAAGTGATATAACACCAACGGGCTTGGCGGCCGGGAATCTTAATGCTGAAGTTGAAACTGGTTACGGACACTATTTTTATGGCAGTTCCGATTATGGCACGGAACGGCCCGACACTGGTAATTTCAGCGAATGCACAACCTGGTCACTTGATAACTTTGGCCAGTATTTGGTTGGCTGCGCGTCAACTGACGGAAAGCTTTACGAATGGCAACTTGGGTCGTCAACTCCGGCGGCCGTTATTTCCAATGCTCCAACAAATTGTAAGGCGCTTTTGGTGACGGAAGAGCGGTTTATTTTTGCCCTGGGCGCCGGTGGGAATAGCCGAAAAATCCAATGGTGTGATGAGGGCGCGAATACCGTCTGGACTGCCGCCGCGACTAATGAGGCTGGTGACATAGAGCTTCAAACAAACGGCAAAATTCAACTTGGAGTGAGGACGCGAGGACAGTCGTTAATTCTAACAACTAATGACGCGCATTCGGCCAGCTATATTGGTCCGCCATTTGTGTACTCATTTTCCAGAGTTGGAACGGGGTGCGGGGCCATCTCTAGAAATTGTGCAGCCGCCGTTGATAGTGGCGTTTACTGGATGGGCGAAAAAGGATTTTTTAGATACAACGGCAGTTCCGTCGAGCCGGTAAAGTGCGACGTGGCTGATTATATTTTTAATGATTTAAACCGTTCGCAAAAATCAAAAATTTGGGCAGTGGTAAATTCTGAACATGGTGAGATTTGGTGGTTTTACTCTAGTGACGGCAGCACTGAAATTGACCGTTACGTTGCGCTGGATTATGAGGAAGGCCACTGGCTTATTGGCTCGCTTAGCCGCACGGCTGGCGTTGCCCAGGGCGTATTTAGAAACATGGTTTGGACTGATGGGTCCGACATTTACGACCAAGAGCTGGCACTTGATTATAGCAATCAAGCGGTCTTCGCCGAGACGGCTCCGATAACGCTCGCGCCTGGCGATCAGATAATGAAAGTGACTGAATTAATCCCGGATGAGGCAACCCTGGGAGACGTGTCTGTTACAATCAAAAGTCGCTTTTATCCCAATGGGGATGAGACGTCTCATGGCCCCTTTACGATGGCAGCCCCTACCAGCTTACGGCTGCAAGGGCGGCAGTTGCGAATGCGGGTTGATGGCGCGCGGCTGGCAGACTGGCGCGTAGGGCTAATGCGGCTTGAGACAAAGGCAGGGGGGCGTCGATGAACTTACCCCAGGCGCCGTCCAGCTACGACAAAATGTACCAATCTGAGGTCAATCGGGTTTTAGAGTTTTACGACGCACAGAACCACAAGCGTGGCCGTGAAGTTGAAATAGGCGAGGGCCGGATAGTTTTAAGAAGCCCCAACGGCACGCGCTACCAAATTACCGTTGATAACTCAGGGAATTTATCGGCGGCGACAATATGAGCCGAGACATGGCGCGCTGCAAAGATTGGATCGAAGCAGCGCTTGAGCATAGCGGTGGAACCCATGACTTTTGGGACATCGTTGACGGAATTTACAGTGGCCACATGCAGTTATGGGTGGCCGACAAAGGGTGCTTAGTGACCGAAATAGTAGTATATCCAAAGAAAAAAGTGCTGAATGTCTTTTTGGGCGGCGGCGAAATGGATGAGCTTTCCGGGATGCACGAAAAGGTCATCCGCTGGGCAAAAGATCATGGATGCTCTGGCGCCACAATTACCGGCCGAAAAGGCTGGGTCCGGGCTTTTCAAAAATTTGGGTGGAAGCCACTTCACACGACAATCGTAAAGGAATTTGAAAAATGAGCGGCGGAAAAGGCGGCAGAAAGAATACCGAACAGGTCAATAGTATCCCTGGATATATAGAGGGCGCTTCACGGGCAAACCTCAACCGTGCGGATCAAATCGCAGCGCTTGGTCCGGTGAGAAACTATGGGCCAACAGTGGCGGGCTTTAACCCAACGCAAGAAGCGGGCTTTCAGAATACGGCGGACGCTGCCTCGGCATTTGGATTGGCCGCGCCAAGCAACCCAATGGCTGGTATGCCAGAGGCGCAGGACTTTGGGGGCATTTCGGGTTATTCAGCCGCCCCAGTAGTCGATAATTCTCTCAATGAGCTGTTTGACCGAAACCCCGGCCAGGCCATGTATCTGGCGTCAATGATGATGGACCCGGTTACCGGTGCAGCTCCACAAAATCAAATATTTCAACCCCAAAACTCTGGCATATTCCAGACGCTTGAGGATGAGGTTAACGCTAGGAGGATTGGCTAATGGGAAGATCAATAGGCCAAACGCAGCCCGTAAATAACGCGGTGGCAAATACAGCCGGCCCAGCTCCTGCCGGTGGCATGAAAGGCGGCGGGCAGCCCCTGGTTGCAAATAACGTAAATCAAACGAGTGCCAACACCTACAACCAAGCGGTCGGTGCTACAAACGCGGCGATGCAGTTTCAGCCAGGCAGCTTGGCTGGCACTGACATGAATACCTATCAAAACCCGTACACTCAGCAAGTCATTGACACATCAATGGCTGACATGAACCGGGCAAACCAAATGGCCTTAAATAACGTCGGCGCACAGGCTCGAAGCGCCAATGCGTTTGGCGGTAGCCGCCAGGGCGTGGCAGAGGCTTTGACGAATGAAGCTTTCGCAAATCAGGCGGGAAGCATGTCGGCCAACTTGAGAAACCAGGGCTACAACACTGCCCTGGGCGCAGCTCAATTTGACATTGGAAACCAGGTCGCTCAGCAAGGTAATGTACTAAATGCGGCCAACCAGCTTGGCAACTTGTCTCAACAAGGATTTAACTACGGCCAGACTTTAAATAACAACCTTGCTACCAGCGGCAATCAACAGCAAAACCTGGTGCAGCAAATCATTAATGCTGCCAACCAAGAATATGGCGGGATTACTGGATACCCACAACAAATGTTGCAGCTTCCAATGGCAGCCCTGGGCCAGTCAAAATTCCCAACGACGACGACCCAAACACAGACCAAAGACCCTGGCCTCTTTGACTATCTAACTTTAGCTGCGACAACGGCCGGTGGTTTTAAGTAAATGTCTTACCAGTCGCAGTTCCAGTTTAATATGGGGCCAAAGCGGCCTAACAAGCCAAACGATCAAATCTTAGCAGCGCTTGATGCAGCGGCTGTTAAGACGTTTGGACCTGGGACGCGATTGGTTATATTTTCTGGGCAAGAGGGCGATTTGCCCCAACACGGGTCAAACCGGCATAAGACGGGCCTGGCCGCTGACCTAAAAGTATTTCGCCCGGATGGCACGCTAGTTCGACTGAAAGACAATGACGCCAAGAATTTCGCGCAAAATGCTTTAGGTGCTGGCGTCTTAGGTATTGGGGCGGGCGAAGGCTACATGGGCGATGCCTTCCACATGGATATGGTTCCGCACGAAAACTACAGCTCAAATCAGCGACCCTTTTGGGGCAATTGGGCAAAGGCAAATTTAAGCGAGGCAAACATGAAACCACTTGCAGAGCCTGGGATATTAGAGGCGATCAGTAACAACCCCCGCCAGCCGGGCGCTGCCCAGTCGCAGGGCCGAGGGCAAAACATATTTGACGCTATGGCTGTCGGG